CTCCAAACGACAACCAACACACTGACCACAAGGAAGCATCAGAGAACGACGAACGTCGTGCTTCTGACGCTCCACAAAAACAACAGACCCATCGAAACACTGATAGGCCTGTAACGGGTGATAACAAGCCATGACGGCTTAAAGACGAATACCACCACGCATAGGACCGGGCGAAACATTAATACCCTTCGTTCGGCGCATATTGCGGCGAAACTTATGGGCATCACGACGCTTATTAGAATGCATACGACGCATCACACACCTCCAAGCTTAACGTTAAGAGTAGAAAGAGCAGCGATCTCCTTAGACCGCAACACATGAATATCAGACCCTGGGATCTCCTTTGTCAAGGAACGCACCAGGGAAGCCCTTTGAAGCTCAATAGACTTACGAATCCATTGAAGCTCAAGAGAAGTAAAAGTAAAGCCAACATCAGCAGCAGTAGCCATAACAAACTCCAATAAAAGAACTGCACACGCAGTACAAGAATCATACTGCAAATAATGATTAGTATCAAGCAGTATAGATAAAAATGGTCAAAGACCATAGAAAACAAGGCACTACGGCCTTGTAGAAGGTAACAGAGCAAGCACTGTCACCTAGCACAGTTACATCAAGTAATAGCACTGTGCGGGACGTCAAAACGTCGTCTCCCGACGGGAAAGGGCCGCTTGCGAGGATTTCCGGAAGAACACCCGGAAAACCTCGCAAACGGCCCTTAAACGGGGTTGTAGACCCCTAGTCGACCGCTGAAGGCGGAACGACAATAGAAGGCGGAACAGAAACAGGAACAACAGGAGGAGGAGCCTTCTTAGAAGCAAGACCCAAAGAGACAAGCTCATCCGCATTCGCGGGGTCAAGCGTAAAATCAACAAACTTACCCGGATCATTATAAAAACGATCACGGATAGCAGCGGGAAGCTGGTCGAAAGTCTCGCCAGCCACCGCAATAGAATTCATAGCCTCATGGTATGACGAAATATTAGTAAAATCACCATATTGAGGCATACGAAGACCATCAGGAACCTGAGAGGCCAAGCCAAAACGAGTGATAATAGTATTAATATCACACTCATCACGAAACTGCTGTTGAGTAAGAGACGAACCTTCCTCACAAGCAAGACCCGTTTCAATAGAAACGGCATCACGATCATAGTTATAAGGAGTACGGATAAACATAATAACACCTCACTTTCCAGTAGCACGCTTAGCAGCGGCAGCAGAGTTAATAACCTCACCGGCATCACCAATATACGGCCGGATATACCGGCCCCAGAACGTCTCATCAGAAGCTTGCTTATTCTTTGCCGCAGGCAGCTCAGCACGCTTCAATTCAACCTCGACCGCCTTACGAGCGGTCTCCCATCCGACGTTCTTAACCTCAGCATAAATCTTAATAATCATAGCCTCACGCTCACGTGTGGAGGCTTGCTTAAACTCAGTATCCGCAAGCAATTGATTATAAGCAACCGACAAACGAGCAGTATCCGACTTAATATTCTCAGTCTCATTAATAACCTTCTGGACAGTCTGCTCCTGCACAGCAGTTTGAGCTTTCGCCAAACCCGCAGACGACTGGATAGATTCAATCTCAGAAGGAACCTTAGAAGTATCAGCCTGGGTCTTAGCAGTCTGCGCAGCCTTAAGCTCAGTATCCTGAGCAATATTCTCATTGGTAGCCTTCATATTAGTCACTTCCTGCTCCTGACGGTAAGCAGCGAGACCAGAATGCACAGCAGGCGTAATAGGATCAGACTGAGAAGCAGCAGAACCAGACGGCGTAGAAGCGCCACCAAGCTTGGAAGCCAGCATCGGGTTAATACCAGCCGCTTTTAAATCCTCAACTTGACGTTGATAAGCGGTGGAAGACATTTCCTCCTGAAATTCCCGATTCTTCTTGGCTTCCTTAGCACCAGACATATTAGAAATAAGACCGCCGAGAAGCGCGGCACCAGCAGCAGCAGCAATAGCCCAGGACATAATAAAAATCTCCTAAAAATGATCAATAAGGCCAGGAACAGAATAAGTAGGAAGACACCGACCAGCATGAACATCGAAGAATGAGTCAAAAATAAACTGCTGCCCACCGGCATCCGGACCAATAGCAATAATACGTTCAAGAGGAGGATTCTCCTCAATAAACTGCGTACCTAAAGTCGGAAGAGCAGTAAAACGCTGAGCCAAATGCCAAGCATCCAAAGTAAGAGGAGTGGTAGATCGAAACAAACCCGTGATAATCGACGGGTTATGGCGATATTCAGACCACCGCTCCTGATAACCGAAAACCTGCGTATCCTCAGCAGTACCTTGCGCATAAATCTCACGATTAAGAACCGCTTGCTCACCGAGCATCGCGAACGCGGGAAAATAAAAATCATAGCGAGTACGCCTCCACCAAAGCTTACGCATACCTTGTTGATACGTAAGATCAGCACGCACCATAACAAGACCAATAATATAGCCGTGCTCAGTAAATGACTGAGAAAAACCGTGGTTACGCGCCAACGCAGTACCAATAGCGGCCAAATTCCCTTGAGGAGTATCCGTATAACCAGCCGTACCGGGAGAACCGGACGTCTGAGCGATCGGAGAGATATTAACCGGAGTAGAGCCACCACCGAGATATTCAGGACGTTGAAGCCGAGCATCAGGCGAAGTAACACCAAAATGCGCACGAAGAATCTCCGTATAACGAGTACCGCCACGAGCATCACGCTCTAACAGCTTCTGTATCTGAAAAGCTTGACGAAGTTGATTAATCGTAGCAGCCGTGGCCTCAGAAAGATCAACATGCAACTGGGGATTATCCCAAGCAGATTGACCACTCAACGCAGCGGGCGCAGACCAAACAACCGGTGTAGCACCGCCAGTACCATTAAGAGTCAAACCAGTCTGAGCACCAAAAGAAAACGTAGGACCAACACCAGCATTAGCAACAACAGGAGCAGAAGTTCCCAAGGGAAGACTTACAGAATCACCTTTCTGGGGCCAAGGAAGGCAAGACGTAAAATAGTCATGACGCTTACCGCGACGCGCTAAACCATATTGCAAGTAGTCATCAGGCCCATCATCGCGCTGCACATTGCGCGAAGAAACTAAATTCTCATCGCGAAACCACTCATTATAAATTAAATTATACGCACGCAACGGCAAGGCATTAGCATGAACAACCTGATCCGTCGCAACCTGACCAACGGTAGGCAAACCCATGTAATCAAACGTAGTTAAAGCATGAAAACCAGAAGGAGGAGAAGCAACATAAGGCACTAGATAATCCACGCTATCGCCAGGATTAGTCTGTTGCCCCATAAACTTCTCCCAATTATCCCAAACAAGACGATTGGGAACAAAAAAGAAAAATGTATCCATGTGCATATTATCCATGACAGGAAACAAAGGAGTCGAAAGACGAGCAAACGCCGTCATACGAACAGAAAAGGTATCTCCGGGTAGAACCTCATCCACATACATCGGAATCAAAAACGCAGCATCAAAAGTAGTCTTATGCGTATGCTGAATATTAAATTTCGAGCGGGGAATATCCGCACGAGGAACCATAGAGAACTTATGTACATCAACAGACTTATTACGAAACATGACAACCTCCGAACAAAAAAGCCCCTTTCGGGGCGATCATCACTTAACTTGCTTCGCAGTATCACCCGACATTAAAACCTCAGGCAGATCAAGAGAAGTAAGCCTACCTGTAACATCATCAAATTCGCCAATACAATAGAGCTTGTAGTCCTTAGTATGGACAAACATAGAGTTATTAGGATCATCACGATTAACTTCATCGATGAAGGAACGAAGAGCAATACCACGAGCGGGAACAAAAATAGGACGAGAGAAAGATTGAGACGCCTCGTCATACACAGCACAAACAACTTGAACAGCCATGAAAACACCTCACAATTTACGGGTTATAGAACTCAAACGCGCTTTAGCGACCGTCTCACGAACCTCAAGACGCGCAACCGTATTATCCTCAACTCGGTCACGCGCGTCAAGCTCACGCTTAAACAAAATAGCTTCGAACGCATCAGGATCATCCTTGCGCAACAAACGATCATAATACTTGGGAGGCCTCACCTTACGGTTACGCACAATAGTATAATCACGAGGGAAAAAATCAGATTTAAAACGATAATACCAACCAGATCCGATACCTGGCTTGAGGGACATATGACAAAACTCAGGAGTACGAGAAATAATCTCACCAGTAGATAAATCCAGAGAAGTGTAATGAGACTCAGCAGCATCACCAGTGATCTTCTTCATGATATACCGAGCACAATAAGCAGCACTCTCAAAAGTGACCTCACCCACGGACGAAAAACCATACGGCCAGAGCGACTCAAGGAGGGGCGAACGAAAAAGCTTCGCACCGGAAGCGGGAGCACGGATAGCAAACTTATCAGGAAAATCGATACCGAAGAGACACGCATGGAAATGGGGCCTAGAAAAATCCTCACCATACTCACCACACATATAAAAACGAATACGACGATCCCGAAACTTAAAGCGCAAGCGCTTCATAAATAGCTGAAAAACCGAATAGTCTAATGACATATCAGCAGGAACATGATCGTCATCATAAGTGAGAGTAATAAAGGAATTCTCAGAGTGTAATTTAGACTCATGCATACAACGCATAGCCCACTGTCGCGAACGCTCCAAACGACAACCAACACACTGACCACAAG